GACGGTATGGTTGTGCTCGCCGTCCACAGCGCAAGCATTTCCCCGTCGGTCAGGGCGCGATCGAACATCGCAACGAACGCAAGCGAGCCGTCGGTGCTGATGCCTGATGCAGTATCTTGCGCCAACTCGACCGGCGCCGCGTTCGCGCCCGCGTATGGAATCGCCGTCTCGCCCAGCTTGATTCCGTTGCGCCACAGCGAGCCCGTGCCGGACGACAGCCGACTAGCGACCAAGGCCGGGCCGGGCGGCATTGCAAGCTCAAGACCAGCCGCCGCGCCGCCGTTGCGTGAGAACAGCGCAATATTCGCACCGTCGCGCGAGTACATCCCGACGCCGTCTGCGCCGTCGTCTTTGGAAATGAGCGCGTTGAAATATCCAAAGCTCATACTCGACCATGCGACGAGCGTCCAGTCTGCCGTAATCACAAACGCGGGACTATCGGGCACCGTGCCCTGATTGCCGAGCCCGACGCCCGAGAACAGGACCGACGCGCCCTCGCCCGTAGGCGGCATCGCGGGCTGCGCGAGCGTGTAGATTCCCGAGAGCGCAGCATCGTGCCCATTCCCGGTCGCGTCGACGAGCGTCGTGCCGCCCGTCTCGTCGCATTTCCAAAGCGCCACCGGGCCCATGCCCAGCAGCGTAGCCCCGAGCGCGAGGCCCATCGACGGCACGATATGCGACTCGCGCAGAGCGATCAGCGAGGCCCCTGTCGCGAGCGGCTCGCCGAGCACGATCTGCGACATCAGGCGCGCGTCGAATGTGCCGACGCTGGCCTTGACCCGGTACTCGGTGCCCACGACCGCGACATTCAGCGCGCTCTGTAACTGCGACGACGGATATGCGTGCGAGTGCTCGATCTCGACCGTGACGCCCTTCAGGTTGCCGACGCGCACCGGCGTCAGGTCCGGCGCGGGCTGTTTGTCCTGCACCGTGCCGGGGATCATGTAGACCTCGCCCGCGTCGAATGTGTACCGGTTTCCGCTGACCGACGAGTCGGAATTCAGCCGGACGGTCAGCGGAACGAATGCGACGATGATCGACTCGTATGTCGCCTCATCGATGACGACCTCGCCCTCGATCCATGCATGCGACACGAGCCCGCCGAGATCGCACCATCCCGTGACCGGGTCCGGCGCGAGCCCGATCGTCTCGATCGCGTCGAGCACAGGGTTGACGAGCGGGCCCGCCTTGGTCGAGAGTTGCCCGCCCTTGGGGATGTAGACGACGAGGCAGGGGTGCAGCGTGCGCAGCGGCGGCGTGCCCTTGTCCTGAATGATGTTCTCGCCGACGGCGACAATCTGAATGCTGGCGTACGGGGGCGGCTGCATATCGTCGGCGGCCTTGTATCCGCGCTCGACCGACCGCACATGCGTCGGCACGAGACGCAGCAGCGCCGTCTGTAGCGCGCCATAGACCTGCTCGCGGGTTGCGCTCATGCCGTCGCCTTGCCCTGCGCCCGGCCGACGGCGGCCTGCACCATGCCCGCGAACCGCCCCGCATACTCGCGCATCGTCGAGCGCAGGAACGACCGCTCGGGGAAATGCGCCATGTGCTGCCGGACGATTGCCCATACCGGGGTCGCCAGCACGCGCCCGAATGCCTTCGTCACGAGGCGCCCATGCGTCGGTATGAGAAAGTCGCCGCCGTACTCGTGTACGCGTCCATAGACGGCCGTCTCGCGGCCCGAGTAGAGCCGCCCCACGACGCCCCGGTCAGTCTGTAGCGGGGCGTCGACATGGATGCTGTCGCTCAACTTGCCTGACCGCCGGTGCAGCGGGTTGCCGCCTTGCAGCTTGACCTGTTTTACATGCCGCTCCATTGCGAACAACAGCACGCTCATCCCGCGCGCCAACTCCCGCCGCAAGCGCGGCGTCATTTCGCGCAACTGAGCCCGCACGCGATCGTCGCCGACGATCTGCGCCGTAATCACGCGACGGGCGCCTTGCGGGTGTACCGGTCGAGCGTCGCCTTGACCATTGGCAACCACTCGTCGGTAATGTAGCCGATCGTCTGCGTCGCCTGCCCGACCGAAAGAGACTTGGATTTCTCGCCGATGCGGGCCCGGCTGCGGTACTCATACGATGCCTGCTGCACGCATGCGCCCTTGAGGTCGTCGGGCGCCGATGCCCCGAGCCCCGCCGAGTATGTCACGGCGACATTCTGCATTCCGCGCGTGAATACTCCGCGCGAGATCGCAGTCGGCGCGACCGTCGTGCCGGGCACGAGATAGAGCCGCTTGTCGTCGAACAGATACCCGACCGTCACCGGGCTAGACGCGAGCGGCACGGCTACGCCGTTGATCGCGACGCTCGTAACGCTCAGGATCGGGATTTGCCGCAGCGAGAGCGACGGCTGATCGGTGCCGTTATAGACCTCCGAGAATGTCGCCGTGATGATGGCGCGGCTCATGTGCTGCTGCATGCGCGTCGTGATCTGCGAGATCAGAGCCGTCAGCAGGGAATCCTCGCTCCCGTCCCATGTACCGCCGAGCCATGCCTTGACATCAGCGGCGAGGCAGAATGCCGCCATGTGGGCGCGCTACCGGCTGCCGCGCTTGCGGGGCGCCGGGGCCTCGGGGGCGGGCTGCTCGGGGGCGTCGTCGGCCTCGGGCGCGGCCGGGGCCGTCGCCTTGACAGCCTCGGGCACCGGTACGAGAGTGTAGCCGCCCGCGAGCAGCGAGTACGCCGCGCCGTCGAGCCATACGCGCCCATCCCGGTCGACCTTGATCTGCTTGCCGTTGACGGTGAGCGACGCGGGCATATCCTCCGCGCGCCGCATGACGATCTGGTACTGCGTTGCTCCGGTCATTTCTGATTCCCCCTTCTGACGGACGGGGCCGGGCCTCGGCCTTTCGGCTTTGGTCCCGGCCCCGTGTTCACCGTCTCTCCGTTGTCGACCTATCAGGCGCCGATGTTGAAGCGCATCCCGAAAGCGGGCGGGAAGAACATGCGCAGCACGCCGTCGCTGTAGACGCCCGACGAATATTGTCTCGAAATCGTGGGCCAGTCGATCTGGTAATAGTCCCGACGCAGGGCGACATCGACCAGATTCGACACATTCGACAGCGGATACGGAAGCTCGCTGGACCAGTAGACGATGACGCCGGGCGGCACGCTCGGATGCAGCATGACCCGCACATTCGCGCCCCCGCTCATCGTGTACTTGTTGAGGTAGTTGCCGACGACCGTTCCGGCCTGCACCGTGCGATCGAGAACCGCACGCGCGGCCTGATCCTGCGACTTGCCGTCGAGAACAAACCGGAAAATCGGCGTACCGCCCGCGCCCATGACCTTGTTGGTAATCGTGCGCAACTCCTGCGAGTTGACGAGGATCAGGTCAGGCGACAGGTTGTATGTCTCCCAGAACGCGCGAAGGTCGTCATCGATCTCGACGACGCCGCCGACACCGTCTGCCGTCAGGGAAGTCCCGACACCCGCGACGCCGGTCGCCTGCGAATTCAGCAGCGCACCGGACACGCTCGCGCCGTCCTGCTGACCCGCGCCAGCGATCAGGTAGAGCAGGCCGTCGTACAGGTACGCGTTGCGCGAGTTGTCATTCGCGAGGTTCGCGTCGGCCGCGTTCTGCGTGATGCAGTAGACGCCCCAAGGAGTCGTCATGTTGACCGAGTTGATCGTCGTGATCGCTCCGAGCGTCTGCCCGGCGCCTGCGGTCGGACCCCAGAACCATGCAAAGGCGAATGCGCCCGCGACCGGGGCCGTGTAGCCGGTCACGCGATGCGTCGTCAAGCCGTCGGTCGCCGTAACCTGAGTCTGTGCGGCGCTGATCTTGCTGGAATAGCCGCCGTGAATCGTGGTCGTGCCGTCGGCATTCGGCCGATTGACGACCGTACGAATGCCGTTCGCAGCCGTCGCCGTGCGGTAGCCGTCCATCGTCAGAGCGACAACGGACACGATGACCGTGACCGTCTGCCCGATCGTGCCGCCGGTCGCGATGTCGGCCAGCGTGGGCGTCGCGGGAGTCCCGAGCAGCTTGGTCCGGTTGCCGCCGAGAATCGTGCGCTCCTCGGTAATCATGGTCGAGCGGATCAGGCCCTCGATCATGCGGGCGCGCGCATCGTCAAACCCTTCCGCAGCCAGTTCGCTCTCGAAAGTCCGGTAATCCTCCAAGCCCAGCGTGGCGAATGGAGCCGTGAAATCGACGAGCCTCGTCGAAATGACGCCGCCCCGGCGCCCTTCCTCGACTCCCCCGCCGATGTCGCTCGTGTTGATTCCGGTAATCGCCTTCCAATGAACGGCCGTGCCGCCCTTCATGGGAACGCGCGCAATCATGTTGCGCAGCGGAGTGATGACCGGGTAGATCAGTTTCGCGGGGCGTTCAAGGTTGTACTGAACCAACCCGAGCGCCTGCGTGTACGCCTTCGCGATCGTCTCGGGAGCCCGCGTGGCTTCCTTGATGAGCGCGAGTGTCTCGTCGGTAACATTCGACATTGTCACTTACCTCCGTTGGTTGGAATCTTGCTGAACGATACCGTGCCGGGCACGGCGCCCCCGTGAATCATCTTGATGAGAGATCGCGCGTCGCCATCCTTCTCGGCCTTGGCGATTGCCTCGCGATCGTTCTCCTCACGGTCGCCGCCCGAATCTGCGGCCTTGCTCGGCGAGCCGGTCGACGGGCCCCGGCTCTTACCGATCGCGATGCGCTCGACCTTTTCGATGCGGTCGACGAGCGCGTCGCGCTCCACCTTCTGAACGAGCGCAGCCCTCTGAAGCGCGGCCGCCTCGTCGATGCAGCCCTTCGCGAGCAGCGCCTTGATCGCGAGCGTGATCTCGTCGGCCTTGGCGGCCTTCTGCTCGGGCACCGTAAGGCCCGGCTGCGATTCCTTGGCGTCTCCGACCGGCTTGCCGCCTGCGGCCTTGGCCTCGTCGCCCTCGCCCTCGACCTCGTCGGCGCCAGCGTTGCCGCCGCCCTCCGCGTTGTGCGAGCCGACATCGATGTGCACGCCATCCTTGGCTGCCTCGCCCTTTGGCTCGCGGCCCGCCTCATCCTCGGGCGGGCTGCCCGCGCTATCCTTCGATGGCTTGGCGTCGGCGCCCGGCGCGGCGTCATCCTTGGCCGCCTCGTCTTTCTGCTCGGGCGCGCTCGGCAGCATCGCATCGAGAGAGTCGCCGAGCTTGCCGACGCAGGCGCGCATTTCCGCGAGCGCCTCGATGGTCTTGCGCGAGAATTTGGCGCCGCGCTTGGCGACCTTGTCGGCGACGGCAGCGGTCGCGTCGACTGCTCCGTCGACTTTCTGCTCGGGCGCATTCGTCGCGGGATTGCTCTCGCTGCCCTCGACGCCCGTCTGCATCGCGGCGGCTTCCTTCTGCTCGGGCGCGGCGGGCAGCAGTTCGCTGATCTCCGATTCGAACAGCTTGACGCACAGCCCCGCGAAATAGGCGACGGCCCCGTCCCATGTCGCGACCTTGCCCGCGTCCGGTTCCTTGCCGTCGAATGTCATCTTCACCGAGTTGCGCATCGCCCGAATCCTGTCGAGCATGTCGAGCGATTCGCGCACATCATAGAGCGACTTCTGCACAGACTCGACCATGATCGTCTTGCCCATTTCGCTGACCTCCCCGTTGTTGTGCATGATGACCTGCCCGCCCTCGTCGAATTTCGCGATCGCCATGACGCAGTCGGGATTCGCCGGACGATCGACGAGCGACCATTCGGTGATCTTCGCGACGGTAACCCGGTTGCCGAGCTTGTCGCCCTTGCGCCCGCCGATGCTGAACCCCTTGAGCACGCCCTGCTCGACCTTGTCCTGTGAGCCGGGGTCGACGACGCGGGCGCGCAGCATCACCGTTTTCGCCTTGGCGTCCGGCGTGGCCTGCTCGACGACGCCCGCCGCGATCGGCTGATGCATTTCGCGGAGGTTCGCCCATTGCATGTAATCCGGCAGCGCCTTGCAGACGGAATCGAAATCGATGATCTCGCCGTCGGCGTCGAGCGCCTCAGTCGTGCCGACTCCCTCGACGATCATCGAGTCGCCCTCGCGGCTGACTTTCGTAAACGGGATATACAGCGCTACCTGCCGCCGCTTGAGTAGGTCGGTCGCCTCGTGCATCCTGCGTCTATAGAATCGCGAGACGGGGCCCCGCGTCAAGGCCCATCTGCTACGGGGTCAACCGCTTTCGCCCTCGACGGGCTCGCCGAGGCCCGCAGAGTATTCAGGCGCCAGCGTTTCTAGCAATTCCTCGTCGACGACAGCCGCGACATCGCATCGACAGTTAGGATGCGCCGGGTAAGACTCGTCTCCGCTTGCGAATACCTCGTCGAGCCCGATGGCGCCCTGCGCCGCGTTCGCGAGACATTCCTCGCAGACGCCCTCGTCGTCCGAGTACAGCCAAACCTTGCGCGACACGACGCCGCTCGCTTGCCATGTCTGCATGGAC